GTATATGTACCAGCAGCTTCTTGCCTCAGGAATGGTTTGTAATCATCATAACTGTTAATAGTAGCTGTATAAAAATGTGCTGATTCTTTACTAGACATTAGATCACAATTTATAGAACTCTCTAATGGGACATACACAGTTTCACTCCATGTATCATAGTAATTATCTTTTGTTAAATCAGCTAACAAAGTACTTACATCAAAATAATTAATATATGTATCCCCATAGGAAATATCATACCATATATTTGTAGTAGTAATTACATCTGAACATGGTATTGAAGAATTAGCCATTCTACCCTCATAAGTATTACCACCATACTGTGAATCAAATACATTTGATTTATAATTAACTATTGGAAACACTTTACCCTCACCTTCCCACGAAGGATTATTATATGTAACTACTAAACCACTACAACCATGCGATGATATGCCAGTAGCTTGAGCATAATTGTTATAAGTTATACCATCGATAGAAAAAGCATCTGCAGCTATGTTAGCAGGAAAAACTGGAACGGCATCAGTTATTTGTGTAATATCATTTGCAACCCAAGGTATACGGACCGCACCTTTTAATTTAAACACCTTACCCATCATACGATAATCAACACCATTATTACCTTTTTTTAATTCCGAAGTATGATAATTACCACCATAGTAAGTTACATAATCTAAATAATCTTGACCTTGCTTTGCTATATTCTTATTAACATTAATCTCTGGAGAAACTAACTTAATTACCCTACCACTTTCTAATAAAGGAGTCATGCTTTCACCAGGATGATAAGCACCGTCGTTTATATCATAACTAGGAACAACTAAAGCTTGAGTAACAACAAACCTATCAGTACGTTCTCTTTTAACTCTATGTATCTGAGCCCATGTTGCATTAGTAGGGAATGATTTAAATAGTATGCGTGGATACAACCTATGTGTTAATATCTTACCAGTTCCTTCTTCCTCTTGTGCTAACAAGTAAGGTTCTGCTGTACTATTACTATTATTAGGAATACTAGCATCATGTAAACTAGGCATCCTTAAATCAATTATCCATTTAGGATCTGACACTTGACCACGATCATTACCAAACACTACAAACAATCTATAAACCTCATCACGCTGCCAACTTAACTTACCACCCTTCCAAGGACTAGCATAATTTAAATACGATAAATCATTATCATCTGTAGGTGGAGTTACATAAAATGTATTATTAAGATTTGATGAGTCTAATACCATTTGCTCACTCTCAAAATCTATTTTGATTCTAGGGCCCTCTGCCCCAACAGTTTCACCATCAGCACAAAATTTATATTCCTCAAGTTCGTTACCATCATTATCAGGATTATTAAAATAGTTTATACCATCGTGTGTCAACGGATAACTAACACCCCAATTATTGAATGTACTAACATTAGAAGGACCACTTGTGCCATCGTGAACAACGGCTTGATGCTCATCATTAAACCTAACGGCTCTAGCATCCCAAGTCTCATCAACTTTGAAATCTGATTTACCTATATTTGCAACAAATAACCTATTATCTTTTGTGGCTATGTCTTGGCATTTAAATAACTCAGTAGATGTTATATTAAATTCATCTACACTTATTTGACTAAGTACACTACCTACATCTGTTATACCCACTACAGTTCCAGCAGGATCAATTGATATTTCATTAGCTATGAATATCTCAGGTACGGAATTAATAGTAGAATACTGAACTCTAATTAACCTTAACCTATTATAACCAACATTAGCTGTATTGTCTATAGTAAGAGTAAAACCTTTGCCAGAATTATTGGTCAATTCATCTCCTTTATAACTAAGAGTATTAACTAAAAAATCACTATCAGATACTACATGTATAGGATCACTTAATGGAGAGAACGCTGTCTCTGCACCGTTGATTGTATACAATTGATATGCATAAGCAATTACACCAGTGTTTATCTTGCCACCACATATGCCAATTAAAGTAGGTTTCTTACCTATAAACTTAGGCAAGAATTCAAACTTATCTGCTGACATAAAATCCTTATCACCTGGAACATGGTCTGTGCCATCAAGAGTTAAATTATCTGCTATGTTAATATAACGTAAGTTATTATTACCATCAGTCCAATATACTTTTTGTATATTAGGAGTCTCATATTTGCCTATAGCTCTTATTGGGTAGCCAGTATTAAAATTCAAAAAACTATCATCGTGGCTTAACCTATCATCATACAATAATGTTAAATTATTCTGCTCTTCATATGTTAAATCCACACGTACTTTATATATCCTACTATAATCACCATCATATGTAAATAATACAATCCAATCCCTAAGTTGACAAGACCCTATTATTTCACCATCTACAATATCAGTATCCTCTATAAGATGATTACCTTTAATGGTCTCTAATGAACCACTAGTATTACCTTTAGTAGTAATCAACCTAAAATTCTGAGCATCTAGATACTTGTTACTTGGCACTGTAGACTTATCGGCGTCTTTGTTCATTCCGCCAGTAAAAGTATTTATTATTGACTTATCCATTATGTAGCATCATTAATTATTTGTCTCTCACCTAACGTAGAATATGCTGACTGATGTTCGTTGATTTCTGGTACTAACCTAAGCCATGCATTCTTTATACTTTCCATTTGATCTTTGTTTGGCATCATAGCATTACCATATGCTTGTTTACAATAGTAATTCCAAGAACGCTTTGCATCGTAGTATACAACATCCCTTACTTGACCATTAGCCCATTTAGGATATAACAGTTTCATAACTATATACCAGTATATTGCATCTATGTAACTTTGATTATCTGGTATCATTGGGTAACCTTCTTTATCTGTAGGTATAGCTTGATACGCTAGCATAAGGAAACCAGTCTCTATGTTAGTTTTGATATAACCAGGTTTAATCATATATGTAAGATCAGTAGTATGCTCCGCTAAAGAACCTATACCACCCTTTGCATATTCACCTTGCAATGCTAATACCCCATTTAGTTTAGCTCTACGCAAAGGATTAGTGTTTATACTATTTAATGCTGTTTCATAATCTTCATCATATAGAGTCATGCAAAGCATTACTATAGCAGAACTAGAGTTTAAATCAACTAAAGTGTTTTTATCAACAATATCTACACCACTATCAAAACTACCAGTAGCATACCTCATTGCATAGAATGGACCATAGATAGAAGGAGAGTAACCAACTTGTACCATATTATAAAAATCACAAGGTAGTTGAACCTGATAGTTAGAAATCTCTAGCAATGGTAAATCATCTTTACCACATACCTTAGTTTCAAAACTAGGGAAACCACCTATCTTTTCAAGGGCTTCACCAGACCATTCTATCATATCAGATATTCTATGATCACCTTCTTGTAAATCATAATCAGTAAAAACCTTGGCTATAACCCTTTTGACTGATGTCAAGTTGTATATCATCTTTATTAAATTTTATAAGAATTGTTCAACTAATTCTCTTACTTTATTCAAAAAGTAGTCAACACCTGTTGAGATACTTATCTGATAATCTGCCTGATTCTGCCAGTTCTTACCAAATATTTCAGGACGGTTATATACTTTATACCAGTCAGCTTGTGAGTTATCGCAAAGAAACCCCTTAGCTTGTAACTTAGTTATAAAGACCTGTTTTCTGCTTGCGCTATCAATAACCTGTTGCCCCTCTGATTCAATCCTATTAGCTTCATTCTCTTTTGCTGCTGCGATCTTTAAAGCATAGTGATTGAGTACAAAAGTTTGTTTTTGTGCTGCTGTCATACCTGTATAGTTGACAGTCTTGAAAGTGTCTTCAAAAGTCTGAAGTGCTGTATTTGCTGTTGTTTCCATCTATTTTTTATTTTAAAAGAATCCTTTATATTGTGAGTATTGATTTTTTACCTCAGAAGGTGACCACACTCTTTGCTCTACTATAAAATCATCAATTTTATAATTTCCACTATATAGATTTGGATTGCAATTTATAAGGAAAGGCCTACTATTTACTGTTGGATCTATATGAGTACCTGGATACCCAAGTAAACTATACCTTTTATTTCTTGTTATCATGTTTATCTATTTTCAAAATAATCACACTGCTTATTCTTTATAGCCTTGGCTAATTCTCTCTTAACAGTTCTACTTGGAGTAAACTTATAATAGTATAAATTAGGAACTACTGCATTTGCTTTCTCCCATTTAATCCTTGCTATAAAACCATTAGAGTGAGGATTCAAATGATAAATCTGTTTATGATATTTCGCAGACTCAATCCAGTTTATTCCAAACCTATTTAAATTGTTAACATCCACTTTTCGCTTAACTATTTTAATCTTACCAAGCCTATAAGGAAATCTATATTCTACACCTTTGTATATTAAATCATCAGCTAACTTTTTATAGTAAGATGTTACTATGTGTTTATATAATTTAAAGTCAACCTTATACAATTCATTATCACCAATCGATGACATGTAGAATTTATATATGTCTTTTAAGTTATGCAAATTCTGTATAGTATTTTTACCCCTTGAATAAAACATGACTTACCTTTGTTGAACAACGTTAGTAGTATTCACTGGATTGTTTAAATCATTATTAGTTATATCAGTAGGAGAAGCAACTGTAATACCAAGTTCCTTTTGTAATATCATTGCTTTCAAATCAGGAAGCATAGTTGCAGGTATAGGATATTTAGAATCCAAATTAAAATAAGGTTGATCTGTAATTGGATTAACAAACCGCCCTACTTCAGATGGTATTTCAAATACACCACGCACTGTAATGAACTCCAAAGGAAAATCATTTATAACATACAGGTGACCGCCTCTAAGAAAACAAAGACGATCCTTGAATGTATACTTCTTATGCTGCTGCCATATAGCTCTACCTTCTGGTACCAACTGTATCTCTTCACCCATGGGCGTGCCTATGTGCATGAACCCAGATGTAAAATTAAGATCTATAGTTTTAGGTATCTCCAGTATAGTACGTTGAGTATAAGTGTTTGACCTATTCCTATCTGCTACTACATTATCACCAACTGTTTCTACCTCTTCTAACCTAAGATGATTTATCTCCTGTATATAATCAGGATTAGGTTTCTTACCTTTATCTAAATCACGTTTAATTAAAACACTTCTATAAAAATGTATCCAAGCCTCTATTTGTCTCTTACTTATAGGTTCAGAACTACTTATATTACTACCTCTTATTATATTCAAAAGGTCTGTTATAATTGCATTTAAACTAACAAATTCTATCATATCTAATTATTTTTATTTAAATAGTCTATTGCATTCTGTAAAACACCAGTATCGTCTTTTAAAAATCCAATAGCCATATTGCAAGTGCCACAAAGCAATCCTCTGATTTTTCCAGTTTCATGATTATGATCTACAAATAAAGTTCTTTTTAAATCCTTTTGATGTATACCACATATTGCGCAACAGCCATCTTGATCTTCAAACATTTTATTATACTCTTCTAATGTAATGTTAAATACTCTTTTCACATAAGTATTTCTATATTGTTCAAAATTATCTTTTCTATGTTTGTTAGATGATTTAACAGAACATTTTTTGCAATCTGTTGATTTTAAATCTCTAGTATTCTTGCAATTAAAAAATTCCGATAAAGGTTTTACTTTATTACAATGAGTACATTTCTTCTCTTCTGGAATTCTATAGTCAGTATAGTAGAACTCTTCTGGTTTATCTTTATGTTTACATCTACGTCTTATGTATTTGGCACATATGTGTAATTCTTTAGATGCTTGACGTACTGAATCAAAATATTTACCTTTAACTACAACTGGATAATACAACCCCATGTTATTTCTTTTTCTTAAGTTTTATTAATGTCGCACCAAACCTTACACCAAGAACATTACCTTGTGGTTGCCACCCTACACCAAAGTAACCTTTAGGAAAAACATAATTCAATTCTAAAGATAGTTTGTTCATATTATCAAACTTAGCACTATCTGCTTTAAAACTATATATTGGTACATTCAAACCAAATTGTAAATACTTCTGATATGTAATACTATTGTCCTGAGTGTTTACAACTGTAGTAAACGGAGTAAGAACCTTGTAGTCTAATGTGTATTTAATTGGTTTATTTTGAGTAACAACAGTGTTTATAACAGCAGATAAAGTGTCATCTACCATATCATGGCTATAAGAATATATAGAAAAGTAATCTTTTAATATAGCAGCTGTATCTACTTTAGCTAGTATAGTATCACCAGGTACAAATAATGTATCTCGTGGTAGCCATTTAATTACTTCCTTAGGAGGTAACCCTGCTAATGAATCAGCAATATGATGCCAGTAAGGATCAACCACTACTGTAGTGTCATTGGTTATAGTAGGGCATTTCTTTGAACTACGACCTGCCCAGAAACCACCACCGAATGTAAGTAGGATTATAACCCCACCTATTATTAATTGCCAACCTAGTTTATTCATTTTTTATAGTTTCCTTTACTGTACCAGTTTTAGGAGTAGTAACAGTTGTAGTTGTTTTAGTACTTCTCCAATTACCAGTAGGTCTTATAGATTCACTTACCATCCATGATATTATAGGAGTGTTAACTAAAGCTAACCCGCCCCCCAAACCTGCAAGATCAGAACCTTTAATTATACCAAAAGCAAACACGATATAATTCAACAACAAAGCAAGCAATGACATTTTCATTCTCCTACCTTCAACAGGTAGTATTCTATCTAAGAGTCTCATTATTATAATATATAAAGTTTAAATTTGCCTGGTAATAAAGTAATCAGTATACCTAATGTCTTTATACTATCTATTACATCAAGGTTACCATCTATGTTTATGTCTTTAAAATTAGTACCAACTAATATACAACCTTTAGTATCAGTCTTATACCCAGATGCATAGTTACCAGAATGTATCAATATGCCACTACGATCAGGTACGTTCTTCAATGAGAAGCATTCCCCTTTTGTAGTACTCTTGATTTTTTCAACATTGTAAATACCAGGAGGTATGCAACTAATCCCATGTGCATTGCCCCTATTAGGCAACTCCATAGTCTTACAATTAAATATAGCACTATCCCCTTCGAATATAACCAAACAACCTGATGTCTGGTTCAAACCATAGTGTCTACTTATAACTACATCCATATTACTTACCTAATAAACCAAGTACAAATGATATAATACCCATTACAAATCCACTTACACCTACAAGTATAATCCATATATTCTGCCCACCTTGTTTCATATTTTCAATCTTATCAAGTCTCTCTTTAGCATCTGTTACAGTTTGCGTTAAAGCCTTGTGTGCAGATTCATATTCTGCTCTTGGTATAAAAGTCCTTTGTTGATCTGTAAGAGTAGCACGAAATTCATTAACACTTTCAAATCTCTTTTCAGTAGCAACCTCTGCTTTACTTACAGCCATGGCTAATGATTGAAACTTCTGATCTGCTTGTTTCTCTCGTTCTGCAAGAATAGATTCAATGTATTCCTTTAATGATATTGGATCAATCTCTTTCATATTATAATTCGATCATATAAAATGTACCGGTAATATTGTTTACGTGTTGTATAACATCTCGTATCTCTTCTATAGTAAAGAAGTTAGTTGCTTCCTTATCTACGTCATCTGGATACTGTAAGAAATAATCATACAAGCAATCCAGATAACAAGACAAGAGTATGAGCTTAATCCTATCACAATGTATATCTGATTTACCTAACCTTTGTTTCTTAGATAGTAGATATCCATACTCTGTAACAGCTGTACGCATATCAGTTATAAAAGCATCTATTTGTTCTTGTGTTGCCATTTATATATTTTTATTTTACAAATAACGAAATCAATAACTTTTTGTAGTTTTTCATATCAATTATTATAATACAAATTATCAAAGGAATAACCTTCTGGCAATTCTACTTCTGCTATAATATCAAATTCATCTTTATTAAAAGAACATTCCCATGCTCCACATGCGTAATAACCATCTTTTGTTTTCATCAACATTAATAACTTTTCTTTATCTTCTGTTATGACTTTTGCCCAAAAATGAGTTCCGTTTTTCATGATACTTAGCTTTATTATTTATTTAAAATGACAAATTTATAATTTATTCCCTTCTTGTGTTAATACTAATTCTGCTAAAGTCATATCTGCAATAGCTAATTTTATATGTAGATGTCCGCTTGCTTGGTTTCCATCAGCACTTGCAGAATAGAATAAATAAACTTTATTATTCACTTCAATTAAATTAGCATCAGCACACTGACCAACTAATGTAGTATAACCTTCGTCAGCTGCCGATCTGGCTAATGCTGTGCTATTTATATCAAGTGTCCATGTAGTTAAGTCGGATGATTTATACCGCATTATGTCAGATGGTAAATTATCATTAGTCACATCTGCGCCATGACACCACATATAAAATGATGATCCTATTTTTTTTACATTAGGCCCACACCTTACAAAAGTTGTATTTGTCAAACTCAACTGCCCTTGTTTCGCCCATGTTTTCCCATTTGATGAAGTTGCTAAACCTATGTGCCATATATGAGTTGTTGCGTTACGTGCCTCGTAAAACATATACCACACTCCATTATCAATGATTATATCCTTATTTGCAATCATTTCATCGTCCCAATCTCCAGAAGTACCGGGAAGTAAGACATTTGCAGTATCTAAAACCCAACCAGTAACACCATTAGCTGAGATATATAAATCAAAAGCAGTATTATCTTGTTTTGCACGATACAACCAATATTCATTTCCTACCTTAATCATATCAGGACATCTTGAATCTGCTATAATCGGATTACTCGCATATTTTGTCCATGAACCTGGTAATCCGGTAAGTGATTCTGCATAAGACAAATCTCCATTCCAGTTTTCGGAATACCATATCTTGAATACATTCCCTTCGGTTTCTAATATTTGAGCATTGCCTTCATAAAAAACAAATGGCTCACAAAGATTCTGAGCCTCATCATTTCCCGTCCCTGACAATATTGTACCTTGTGATTTCCATACCCCTGTCTCGAATATCCCTAAATTATATAACAATGATGACTGTAATACATTTAAAAGAGTATTGAATATTACTACCAATCCCTCACTCCCATTAAATAAATTATGTGCAGTATCTCCCGACCTAAATACACCATAAACCAGCGGAATTGTATCATTAATATTCTTCGATGCAGCAGCAATACTATACTTATTCTTTTCAATATATAAATTGAGATAGTTACCGTTTGATCTCTCTGCCTTTGCTGTATGCCAATTCGTATCAGTTATCGCATCGCTTGCAATCGATGTTATAGGGTCATTTGAATTAAAGTAAAAATAGATTTTATTATCTGCTTGCGTATTAAGCGACCATCCCTTAAAGTCATCTGATTGTATTTTTGAAATTATGCCTCCATAAGTGCCATTTACACCTTTTTTAAATCTTGCAATAATTGTAAAATCAGAAATTCCTAACGTCAAACTTGCAGAATTAGGGGCAGATAAAAAGTCATTTGAACCATCTAAAATAATATCCGCTTTAGACAAATAACCTCCATCAGCATCAAATAATGGTTGACTTACTCCGGTTGCCTGTACTGCATCATTATCATTTCCAGATATGTCGTAATGTTTTAAGACAAGGTTATTAACATCTTTTTTTACTGCAAAATTAGCATCAGAAAGAAGTTTACAACTGGTATAAATACCAAGTGTCTTAAGGGTATAAATAGCTGAATTTATCCAATTTAAGTCAATTACAGTCCCTCCGTCTGCTTCAATCCTTGTCTTTTGTGACATTGTTTCAGTCTCAAATGTTGTTGCACTCACCACCCCTGAATACTCACTATACACCACACCCAAATACGCCCTGACACGGAAATAATAAAGCGTTCCCGCTGTCAGTCCTGTAACGTGTAAAATTGTGGTTCCTTTTGCAACTGTGCCGACCTCAGTATAATCAGTTCCATTAGTGCTTATCTCATAACTTAACGCTTCTGTAGCGGTGCAGTTCAGATCAATTGCAGTATCACTAATAACGGTTGCTGACAGGGCTGTAGGTGCGTCCAATACCAATGCAACATTATTCGTTACATCACTGCTAAACGAAGCAACCTTGCCGCCTGTAAGACCCTGTAAAGGATTTAAAGCAGGCTGGGTGTATGAGATGGTGATGGTGTCGCCGTAAGCAAAAGAAATTCCATAGTAATTTAAAAGAACATTACCATCATTAGTAACTCCGCTTCCGTCATTGTAATCCTGTCCTATTGATACGTTATTAATCTTAACATCAAAAGAAGATTGATCAGGATTAAAATCTGTATTTAGAATAGGATTAAAACTTAATAAAATAGATATATTAGAGGACGTCTCTGCGCTCACTAGTTCAGGAATGACAGGAGCGATGACAACCTCCTCTGTTACTACAGGTTCATCATCATGTTCTATCTCCCAATGTACAGTTTGTACAAATCTACCATTGCCATCAAACTGATGTAGTACCCTTTCATGTCTTGGAGTACGCTCTGTTACTATATTAAATCTACGTCCCATTCTAATTCATTATTATTTTATTATATAATTCCTCCCAATTTTTAGGACCACGTCTATCACATATGTATTCATAAAGTATATTGCAATTATGACATCTTACATCTAAATCAGAAGTGTCTCTACCTTTATTTACTGCCACTGCCATATTACCATATTTTTTAGAGTCCTTATGCCCATCTCCATTGATATGATTTATACTTAATAATCTAGGATCCTTAATACCACAAATACAACATTCAGGAATATGCTTACCAGAGACTAACTGCAACGCTTTCATTTTGTTAATGAATCTCTTATCATCCCTATCTTTAAAAAATTTAGAAGTATCCCTGTTGTCTTTCTCTTTATAGTATTTAATTTTAGCATTAGTACGTATAGTAATTTTATGCTTATCGTAAAGAAGTTTATTATAAACTTTCAGACGTTCCTTGTGTCTAATCCTCCATAGTCTATAATACTCTTTCCTTTCTTCTGTCCATGGTTGCATACTACACTCTTTTGGTCAAAACTACGTGCAGGTCATTAATAATATTCACGTAGTGCTTAATGGCAAAATTTCTTGCCTCTTCAGATCTATTAGCCCATTCAACTGCCATATCATAACCATAAGTATAATCAAAATCACAATCTATTGGATAGTGATCTAGTTTATTATTTGTCCGCCACTCTTTATTATAATATAAAAAAGTAGCCTCGCTGATTGCTCGCTTATGTGTTGGGTCTTGCCAACACCTAATTGAATTATAATAAGGAGCAATTATCTTAATCTTCCCACCTGGTTTAAGTATCCTATATACTTCATTCATAAATTTAATCAGATCAGGAGTATGTTCTATATAGTGACTACAGAATATATCTTCTGCACTTTCTGATTCTATTGGCCATGGGAATTGTTCTAAGTCTACCACAGCATCTACCTTCTCACCTTTAGCTATATCTAAACCAAAGTAACCTTCTTGCTTAGCCTGCCCACAGGCTAGATCCAACTTCAGCTCGTTAATCCTTTTCTCAGGACTAGGCTGGCTATTTTCTATTTTTTTCATAACTACCAAATTATATTTGTATTTACATCTAAATGTCCAACTCTAACTCTATTATCACATGCAAAAGTGTAACCAGCTTTTGCAGCATTTTCATAGAAATAAAGGTCTTGTGTATACGCACGTGCACCTTGCCCAGGTATAACTTCCTGAACAGTTTTAAACCATGGCTTAGGTATGTCTGGATCTCTGAACATGTCAAGTTTAAATAAATTAAATCCCATGCCTAATCCATTGCAAGGTTGTACTTGATCTAGTAAAGGAATTTGTGGTATGAAGTTTTTAGGTATTGAATCAACTGACCCGTAAATCATAGGTTGTCCACCCTCACCTTTAGTCCAATATAATCCACCAACTACATCATACTTATCCATACTCTCATACAATTTAAGTAGACCGTCCGCTGGTATTACATTGTCCTCTTCTATAGTAAGTATGTATTTATATTTTGACAATTCTGGATTAGCCAATATTGATTCTATTATAGCAGTGTATGCTGCACCAACTTCCATGCCAACTGCAAAAATTGGTCCGATAACCCGCTGATTCATTGGCCTCATCATTCCCATAAGACTTTGTACAACCTGATGTGGTATCATTCCTCTAGTAGGACATATTATAATTGTAGACAAATCTTTATATGATTTGCTTTTTTCTAATCTATCTGCACTCTTATCCAAATCTTTATTATGCACGCCTATTTCTGGCATATATATTTTAGGCTCTTGTTCCATATAATTCCTCCCAGTTTAATGGTAGTTTTATCCTACCTAATTCATACTCATACAATATATTACAATTGTAACATCTAACATCTAAATCATGAATATCTCTCCCTAGTCTAATATTTCTATATGTTCTACTAACTCTATTAGCTCTCTCTTTACTACCATCTCCATTTAAATGATTTATAGTTAGGATTCTTACATCCTTAGTGCCACACACAGAACAACATGGTTCCAATAACCCTGATACTTTTCTTAAAGCTTTTAGCTTATCTAAAAACCTATGTTCACTGCCTTTTATTTTACTTCTAATAATATCCCTTTCTCTGTTGTTAATTCTCCAATCTCTTGCCTTCTTATTACTATACTCCTTGTGTAACACGTAATACCATTTTTGATATTCTCCTTTCGGACCTACATAATCTGCATTAACATTCCCTCCTTTAATTATAAAATAAGTCTTTGCTAATTCTATCATTTCTAAAGTAACAATCATTTTTTGCATAAAGTCTTTTACTTTTATGTACGTATTTAATTATTAAAGGTTACAATTTGCGGTTGCATAAATTATTTAATTTTTAAGCATTGTTTATATCATTGTTATAATAACACATGGCACCTGTTGTAAGATTTGCCCATGCAGTATTATCTGTTACATTGGGTATTGCTGTGCCATCGTTATATTTTGTTACTTTTAAATTTGATGTCATCCATTCCTGAGTACCTATGCAGATTGTCTGGTAAACATTGCCGTCTATATCGGTAACACTTGATGTTTGTCCATTTGTAAGGATTGTGGAATTTTTAAGACAACGAATTCCCATTCCGTACGCCTTAGGATAACCATTAACATATCTAGCAGCATCTTCACCGTTACTATAAAGATTTTGTTGATATGCATTTGAAGCATCGTACTCAGTTGCACTCCAAAAACCACATTCTATATTAATGCTTGCAAATCCTAATTGCGATCGTAGTCCCTGCCCACGTGCTGAAAACCCACTGCTATTTGTTGCTCCTACGTTAGGAATTTCCCAATGTACTGTGCCAGTTTCTTTCATTTTACCACCTGCAACCCAATACGGACCTAAGTATGAAATTAACGTTACTAATTCTGCATCAGTAGGTACATGCCAACCTGCTGGTGCAATACTGCCTTCTGCAATGTTATCATACCAACACCTTGCTCCTGTTGTCAGTGCTGCCCATGCTGTGTTATCTTGAACCTCTGGTATTGCAGTGCCATCATTGAATTTTGTTACTTTTAAATTTGATGTCATCCATTCCTGAGTACCTATGCAGATTGTCTGGTAAACATTGCCGTCTATGTCAGTGACTGTACCTGTTTGTCCATGCGTTTTGGTTGTGGAGTTTGCTATGCAACGAATTGACGCTCCTGCCTGATTATGGTATTGAGTACTATTCCCATAAACGGATGACTGCACATTATTAAAACTTAGTACTATTCCATTAAACATATACCATCCTACCTCTGGATCATAAATAGCAGGATCTATTGAATGTGCTACAAACCATTGTTTTAAAGCCTGAAAAGAAGTCCCGCTAATCTCTACTACCCTATTCCCCCCACCTATTGCTGTAAATCCGCTTGAATTATCTGCTCCTGTATTCGGATCATCCCAGTGAACAAATCCAATTTCTTTTAACTTACCACCAGCAACCATACTACCTCCTAAGTACGTCACTAATGTATCCCATTCTGCATTACTCGGCACATGCCACCCTGTAGGTGCAATACTACCTTCTCCTGTGCCACCATTCTTACTTGCAGCATACCAATTATAAAGTAACCCATAAGGATTTTTAATCTGAGTACAATACCAGTTATACAATGCACCATAACCAAGACCTGTAGAAGTAGACCACTTATGATATGATGGTAAATCATTAATAACAACCCCTGCAAAATTCATAGTAGTTACAACATAAGTAACACTATACGCAGTACCTATTGCATTAGTTGCATATGACCTAAAGTAATACAGTGTATTAGGTATAAGTGGAGAAACAAAGCTAGAATAATAACGTGCACCCCCCCCATCCCTAGTATGTGGATCTGCAATAGTAGGGAGAGTGCTAGTCGTTGACCAACATACACCAAAATCTGTAACTGTTGAACCACCATCAAGAGTTACCTTAGAAGTAATGAACGCAGTAGTGTTAGTAATGTTAGCATCATAAGTACTTATATGTACAACAGTAGGTATAGTAAAATTAGAAGTTGTAAAACTTACCTGTGTACCATATCCTGTACCTGCAGTATTACTTGCCCAAGCCCTTACGTAGTATGTAGTATTAGCAGCCAACATTGTTAAACCACTAGTAAACACCCCTGTCCCAGAACCATCTGTAGTTTTAGAACCAACTATAGTAGGATTCTGAGTAGTTGCCCAACATACACCACGTGCACTAACAACACCATTACCAGCACTAGTTACATTACCACCTGATGAAGCAGTGGTCCTAGCTATATTAGTGATAGCTGTAGTAGTAACAGTAGGTATAACTACAGCAGCTAAAGTTCTAAATTGAACATTAGCGCCATATACAGTAACACCAAGAGTAGTAGTAAGGTATGCCCTTACATAGTATAAAGTATTTGCAGCTAACCCTGTAATACTACTAGTAAATGTACTACCACCAACACTATCAGTAGTATGAGCATTAGTTATAAGAGGCCCACTAGTAGTACGCCAGCACACACCCCAAGCAGCTATAGTCCTACCGCCAGTGTTAGTAACAGTACCACCACCAGTAGCAGTAACTTGTGTTATATTAGTAATAGGTGTAGTTGTAGTAATAGTTGGTGTACTATAATTTAAAGTTCTAAATGTTACTTGATTCCCATAAGCTGTACCAGCACTGTTGGTAGCATATGCACGTACGTAATACAAGGTATTAACATTAAGGCCCATCAAATAACTTGTAAACACACCAGTGCCACTACCTTCCATTGTGCGACTACCAGTCACTGTTGGATTAGATGTTGTTGACCAGCATACACCTTTTTGTGTAATAGTTGCACCACCGTCTGCGGTTGCATTACCACCACTAGTTGCTAATGCCCAACTTATATTAGAAATAGCAGTTGTAGTTACAGTAGGTAACACAACACTAGATAATGTAGTGAAACTATATTCAGAACCATATGCAGTACCTGCACTATTAGTAGCATAAGCTCTATAGTAATATGTAGTACTAGAAGATAGCCCTGTTATATTACTAACAAATATACCAGTACCTGTACCATTTGTAGTTTTAGTTGTTAATGCTATTGTAGGATTAGCTGAAGTACTCCAACACACCCCTCTAGCAGTAACTGAAGCACCACCATCTGACGTAATATTACCACCACTTGTACTAGTAGTAATAGATATGTTAGTAACACTAGTAGTAACTACAGTAGGTATAACTGCAACAGCAGAACCATATTGATAAGCACCCATTGAAGGATTTAACAAATCCCATGCATTACCTGCCCCATCAGTTGTTAAATTAGCTATTGGAACACCTGCACTAATTAAATCTGACCCTGCAGCAAGTTTTAAAAAATTCAATACTGGCAGATCACCATTAGGTAACCTACCACCATCAACACCTACCATATTTAAACTCACAAAATCTGTACCAGATACATTTACTGTCCCATTCCATGAGTTATGATCTTGCACGCTTGCTGCTGATATCAATACTTCGTATGATCCGTCCTGATGAGCGTATGCGATATTGTTTTTTAAAATATGGACAATATTAGGGTAATTCCACGCAAATTCAAAACCTGGTTTATCTACTGCATTATCACCATTATGATATGCAACATTATTATATACCCAAGCAATACATTGACCATCATTCATTGAATATCCACAGGATCTATTGTGAAATGAAAGAGTGTTAGTTATGGTTCGTAGATGTGTAGTTGAAAAATCAGCAGTGTCTCCAAGTTTAAATCCTGCACCATTTCCACCACTTGTAACTCCGTCTTCTCTGTACCCATTCATCCAAGCCCAGCACTTATCAATTATAATCAATCCACTTGCTCCATATAAATCCAACCCATCGTCTGAATTACTCCAAAATCTGCATCCTCTAAAAGTTATAGTAGACCCAGGAAAAGGATTAGCACAAGCACCATCTGAATTACCATAAAGATCTCCACTTGTGAGTGGATCATAATTATGATGAAAGTCAGAATTTAAAACCAATACATCATCGCAGCCATCGGTTATTTCAAAGCCACCACCATTATGATGATAGTTTATAAGTTCAAACTTATTATGAGAAGAATATACAGTACGAAATCCTTTGTAGTTATTAGAACCCTCTATTTGATTAAACCCAGTTATTTCTATACCCTTCCAATGAAAGTAATTACCTTCAAGATATATACCAGATGGTTGTTGTGAATTATAAGTACCAGACTTTGTTATAACAGGTGTTTCCCCTGGGTACGCAAAAATACTTATAAGGTTATTCAATGATCCATTTTTATTTAACAACTCTTGTGAAGAAGTATAATAATAATTTCCCCCCCTAAGATAGACTATATTACCTGGCATAAGTACAGACCATACCTTTTCAAGAGTAAACCATGGAAGAGTAATTGAACCATTGCCAGTATTGTCATTACCGTTGGGTGCTAAATAATAATCAGCAACAACTGGAACTTCTCCACCATATATCCTTGCACCAACTTGCCAAGCACCATTTTGATTAACTGTGGCAGGAGCAACACCAACAGTCCAAACTGCAGTAGTAGATAAACCGGTTTGCCAAGTAGTACCAACATTTATACCATAATCAAGTCTTGCAGTAGGAACAAAACTTGTTGTATTGATAAAATTAGGATTCATCACAACTGAATGTAGATCATATCCTAATGCTTGCCATTGAGCAAAACTTATATCTGAACCATTTACTTCAAATACAGGAGCACCATCTTCACACCAAAATATATTATAATCACTCTGAAAATCAGCGAATGAGTCTAATGAATCAACACGTATCATTTTATATGACGTGTACTTACTATAAAAGATATTGTTTTTTATCCTTATCCCAGTTGGAGCAGCACCAACACCATTTGGATAAATTACGATATGGCCAATGTCACTAGATATGTTATTATAAAAAGTATTGTTATAGAAAAATACTCCATTCATACCTTTTGAATTTGAAGGCATACGAGAGTTTTTAACAATATTGTATGCTATTCCTCCAGAAGTATAAGTCATATTAGGACTAGCACCTGCTCCATCCTTTGGTAATATACCATAAGGAGTCTTATCAAGATAATTATACTTTACAGTATAATTTATATTATAACCTAAAAACATTCCATGCGTACTAGTATCTGCTAATAGAGTACCATTCCAAGTAATCTTATTACCAGTTATAACAGCACCATTAAGATTGTTAATACTAGCTAATGCTTCCTCATCTCCAGCCTGCAAAATGTAACCAGAAGAGTTAACAGAAGTTATAGAATTATTAGTATAGTAAAGTGCTGTTGGTGTATCTCTAGGAATACTTCTTCCTAACCATTCTCCTGTTACAGAATTATTTACTACTTCCCCGTTTATTATTAAATCTGCCATATATACTAATAATTAAGATGAATGTGTTGTTATATATACTGTAGTGAACAACCCACTAACAGCAGAACTAAAACTATTACTATTTTGATCAGCAATGTATAGATAATTACCACCACCTGCCGTAGCTAGTATGGTTGTTGAATTACCACTTGTAGAAGAACTCCATGATATATTTACACCATTAATAAAATATATATTACCAGTCTGTGAAACATTAACAAAACTACTAGCAGGGTAGCCAGTCATAGATAATGTTATACCATTACTAGCACTTGATACAGCCCCACTTACATTAGTTAAAGACAAAGATACATTACTACCGTGTGTATGACTAATACCAGGTGCAGTAGTTATGTATTTTGGTATAACTAACGTTAACCCATTTGTGCCAAGAGTACCTGTTATATTTGTAGCTGAAGTATCACCACCAGTACTAATTGTACTAAAACTAGTACCTGCAAAACTACCACCAGTTAAAGCAGCAGTTATGTAAGCAGGAACAGCCATTGTCATACCATTACTAGATGAAGATATTTTAATATCAACACCAGATGTTGATGTAGTAAATACATTAGAACCATGGGTATGTGATACCTGAGCAGCAGTAAGTAAATAATTACCTACACTTAACCTAACGTATTGACTATTAGAACTAACATATGAACCTACTGTAATGTTATTTTGACCAGAGAATATAACAGAGCCACTAGTATACGTAGCGTTAGAAGCACCAATGCCACTTATACCTGTCTGAACACCACCTTGATCTGCACCAATTATAGTATACGCATTACCGTCTTGAGATAATGTTATATTGTTACCACCAGCAACAGTTACTGTACCTGATGATATCTCTGTTAATGTACCAGAAGTATTACCACCTATAGATATATAATTACCACCAGTGTTGCCTACAATTGATATAGTATTATCAATTTGAGCCAAAAGAATTCCTTCACCTGCAAATAAATACAGACTACCAGAAGTTATTGCTACTAATTCACCAGCAGTATTACCTTCATTTAAAATGGATATACCGTTTATTATATTAGAACTTTGAGTAGTTTGTTCAAATAAAGCTAGTGCTGTAATAGTAGAACCACTAAGACCAAACTCAACGTTGTTGGAATTACTAAATACTGTATTACCAGGAACTGTGTATGATGCAGTCATTGTAGAACCATTAAACCCAAACGAAAGACCGTTAGAATTAGCAAACTGCATACTACTGTTAGTCTGCAATGAAGAGACCCCATCCCATATGCCAAGTATACCAACTTGATCTGGATACTCCATTTGAGCGGTCATTACACCATTAGTGTTCAAACCAAATGTTAAACCATTGGCATTAGAAAATTGTATAGTACCTGTATTTTGATTATAGGTACCACTGCCCTGTATTGCAGCACCATATGCTGTTGTAATATAAGCAGGCATATATATAGTTGCACCAGTACTAGCTGAATTAACACTAACGTTTGACCCTGCTGTAACAGCAGTAACTAAAGGACCATGGCTATGATCAGACAAAGCTGCTGTAACCAAACCACTATTAGTATGTGTATGATTACTAATAGCAAACAAAGTACTATTAGATACTGCTATTAAGTCAGAACTATTAGATGTGTAAAACAAAGACACTAAAGCCCCAGTACCTAAAGATAAACTATTATCACTAACATACTGCCAATCTTCTTTTTCTACAGAAGATATAAACCCTGTAGCATCCCTAGTTAACAAATATTGAGGGTGATCATTATCTGCTAAACCATGTAAATACCCATGATCAGTAACACCACCTACTGTACCACCATGACCACCTGCATACCACATATTAGTTGTTGCCAACTCTATGGGTGTATACATATTAGTTATGTGCTGAGTTTTTAGCTTTATAGCCATGTTATTCCTTGTTAATTGATTCTTCTATCTTTTCCATATCTTTAAGTAGCAACTGAAGCATTTCTAATGCACCTTCTAGTTTCTTACTTAAAGCATACAATTCATTTATGTTATCGTTTACTGATTTATGTTTATCAGTAAATAACTTAATCTTATCTGCTATTTGCTCCCTAGTCAAATCCATATATATATATTAAGCACCTGCAGTGCAATTAAAATAATACCATGTACCATTTGCAAAACCATTAAACCTATTAGTACTAGTATTATATATCATCATTCCATTTTCAGGAACTAGATAGTAACCTCTATCACCAGTAGACATACATGGTAATACAAGTGATCCACTGTTTACTCCTCCAGTATGTTCTATTTTAAATGTTCTATTATTAACGATTATTTCGTTTCCACCTTCCTTCTCATGTATACTACTCTTGATGATATTACCAAATTCATCTACCATTGTTATAGGACAATCAGTATAACTACCTTCATTAGTTCCAGCTACATCAGAAATAGATAATCCAGAAACTATTAATTCCCCATCAGACATTAATTTAAATGGAGCATTAGCCCTATTTGCATAACTACTTCCAGCATATATAGCTACTCCCTTATATTCTGCTCCAGGAGCATCTTTCCAATCTCCTGTACACATGCCAACTGAACTAAAATCATATCCACTATCAACTAGTATACCATATGATGCAATAGTCCACCCACCTATTAACCCAGCACTAGCTTGAATAGTACCAGCAAAAGTAGTAGTACCTAAACCACCATTAGCAGATTTATCATAATATATACCAGATCCACCAGCCCAGTTGCCTATAATAACATCACCTACGTTAGTACCACCTACATTGGCAGTAAATACATTGTGATCTAAGTTATCTCTAACTTCTATACCTATATCTGTGCTTGGGAATATACGTATGCGTGGAAGAGTATTAGCACTAGTAAAACTACCCCCAACCTTTGCTGTGAATACTGTAGCTCCACTAACTGAAAAATTATCTGCTTCTATTTGTATACCTTCTAAAGAAGCATTTATGCTAGCCACTATATTACCACCAGTTATTGGAGTAAAATTCAATTTCTGTAAAGTAATAGTACCAGTAGTTATTTTATCACCATCTATAGTAGTAACACCAGGTGAAGTCCAACTAGCTAAAGTTGTTACACCTTGTATGATAACCTGATCAGCACCTATATTAACTATATCTGTTTTCTCAACATTTCTAGTAGTAGCTGATGCTACAGTAGAATATGCTGTACTTAAATTACCACTAATGTCAACTGCTTTAAGCCAATAATAATAAGTAGTATCTTTAACTAGACCATTATCCATGTAAACATTACCAGTTATATTACCTACTAATACTGCACTAGCGCTTGTGTTTGTAATATACCTATATATATTGTAGGATGCTAAATCAGCATCTGTATTATGTGTCCACCTAAGTAACACTGCCTGTATTGCACCAGTAGCTGTAACACCAGTTACAGTAGCAGGAGCAGTAGTATCATTAGGCATAGCTACTACCAAAGTAGAACTAAAATCTGATGATATACCTGCTTTATTAACAGATGCTATTCTAAACACATAAGATACACCTGCTAATAAATTGTCTATAGTAATAGTATTTGATGTTGTAATTATTGGAGTATAATAAGTAAAAGAAGATCTTTTATACTCAATAACATAATGATCAAAAGTATCAGTTGTTATAGCATTCCATGTTAATGTAACATATGCCATACCATTACTTATACCAGGACTAGGAGAAACTACAACGAGACCAGTAGGTACTATATCAGAGGTAGGATCATTTGCAGTTATAACATCAATCAATGAATTATAAGTACTCTCACCTAAATGGTAATAATGCCCACCAGAACCACCTTCTTTATCTGTAGTATTATTATGTGCCATAGTAAGAGTACCACCCTCACCAACGCCAATAGTAACAACAGTATCTACATAACCTTTAGTTGCTGCATCTGTAGCAATTAAAGGGTAGTTATCTATAGTTACACTAGCTACAGATATACTGTGAGTACCTAAGTCTACATTAGAAGTAGCTCCAGTATATGGAACTAACCCATATAAACTCTGATCCCCAGTATTATTACCACTAATATTCGATGCTATCACACTACCACTAGTGTTGATATTTATAGAATTTAAATCACTAACAGTGATAAAATCATTTAACGTAGATGAAAAATCTGTTATTTGAGAAATATCTATATTTATACCTGTGGATTTATCCCATGCTGTAAATATAGGATCTGTCTCAGTCTGAACTCCAGTTGGAATTAAACCTTCAAATATAGGTGGTAAGGCCAATACAATTGGACCTTCATCAAAACTACCATGTGTAACTACTGCCATAATTTAATAGTCTTTCTAATACATATAATTGACTCAATAACTCTTCTGACTTAGCTACGTACCCTCCCGCACGTATGCTATTCAAATAACCATATGCAAATATGGCATCCATTATTTCTTTTGATTTACACTCATCACACATATATAATGTAGGTATTGTACGCATAGTATTATATACTGCATTACGAACATTACCTTCCATGAGTACAAATTCATCTAATTCATCTTCCCCACCTATGCCTTTATTTAGTATATACTTAAATTCATATATACCATCAACCAATATATCATCTGCTGTACCAATAGGAATAGCATCAATAAGCAGCATAGATGCATCTATAGCAAAAACAAACTCTGCTTGAGTAGTACTAGCATTTATACTATTTAATAAAACTAAATTTATTGTATCGTAATCAACAGTGACATTATCAGATGTAGTTACACTTATTTGTACAGTCAAAGTAGTTACATCACCACCTGCTGGAACAGGCCAACCAGTACTTATGTCAATTAATGTTATTTGCTTATTATCATTACGTTCTACGTAATCTAGTGCTAATACTGCCATTATTTTACTGTTTAAAACAAGAAAAGCGGGCTGTTACACCCGCCCATTCTTGACCATTTATACTAAATATTACTTATGCTAAGTACCCTACAAATACAGTAGGATTGAATGTACGAGCATTTGTACCAGAACTAGCCTGTACACTAAGTACAAGTTCTGCTGTCTGAGGAACATACATACCGGCGGTTGATACCAATGCTGGTCTATATGCTATCGTTTGTGCTACCAAATTAGAAATTACTTGTGTTGATATCAGCTGAACACTAGAACCACCACCTGCTAAACGCAGATCAATAGTTGCAGAGTCATTTGAATGTACTGAACCAAATGCACCAGTACCTAATATAGTAACTCCAGTTACCAAAGCCCCAGCTGGAATATAAATCCCAGATGGAAGCGATTGAGTTGCTGCAGAAGCAAGTACTGTAAAGTTTGCTTTAGCTACTCTCCCTGCGAAAAATTCGTTATTTGACATATTAATTTCCTCCTATAATTAGATTGATACAGCTGCAAAATGACCTGGTACAGATGCCATCCAAGGATTAAGCTGTGCTAACACTGCAGCTTTTTGAGCTCCAGCGTTGATACCTGTAGATGCTGTTGCCAAAGCAATAATAGTCGTAAGAGTAGTAGTCTGATAGGTATTGATACCTGGAGACATGTATTCTTTCTCGTGTTCGATGACTATTAAATCATAATAAGAACCTGCTATCGTACTAAAAGCAGGAGTAATTATTGGCCATGCTGTAAAATTGCTAACTCCTTTGTAAGGAAATTGCCATTTCTCTATGTCCCTTACTACTGGCCATGTGCCCTGTCCTGGATCAGCAACTACTTCAGTAGTGCTAGTCACACCTGCTGACTGCCATTTGCCATTAGAATCAACATAGTTAAAGTAAGCTTTGAAAGTTACTTGTTTGTATTCATCTATATCTGCAGTACTGTTAGTACTTTCTGGTACAGCCTTACCTTCTATTTTAAGAATATCACCACTGTCGGTATAAGTAGCTTGTACTCTACGTCCAGTATGAGCGTTTATTTTTGCAGCCAAATGAGCACCAAATGTGTCAATAGCTAATACATCAGCTGCAGTAGCAGTGTACCTATAAGTCTGTGTAAACTGTGATGGATATTCTTCCATGTCAGTGTATATCAGTCTTATAAAATATTCCCTACCCAATGTTACTGGGTGCAAAGCAGTTAGAACATAAGCAACAGAACATTCCGTTGCTGCAGCATATGACTGACCTTTGTATGACCTAACATGTTTACCCTGTATAGGATCTGAGAAAATTAACTCCCGTGCACCTGTGACTGCACTACCAGATTCTGGAGTATAGTCAAAAGTTTTACTAGTTGCTTGACAGATGTAAATAGTATCAGTGTCGGCAATTGTAGCGCCAGCAGCCAATACACATTTATTCTTATCAAGAACGAGTACTTCACCGTCAGCAAGTTCTGCTACCAGTGTTTTGATATTAGCTCCAGCTACTGCCTGAGCGTCCCGGGCAATATCCTTCCCGATTAATATCTTATTTACTCTATTCAACATATCTATTTAATTTTTAAATTTATTCAACTTTGTTTAACTCCACCATGTGCGATTGATACCTAGGTTGCTCGATATTTTCCAATACCATATTAGCAGCCAATTTAACAACCTCATCATGAGTGTGTTCTGGTAAATCACAGTCTATGTTATTAACACTGGATATACCAACCCACAAAACCACTGCAGGTTTCTTAATATACCTTACATAATAATGACCAATAGTATAATTCAAATCTCCTATTAACTCAACATTTTGCTGATATATCAACCTAAGCGGTTTTGCTTCTTCATAATGTAATCTATGTTCACTATGTGGATCGTCTATATGTGACCTATAAGTACTTGCAGTACATTGTGTTACACCTTGTCTTTTTGTAGTATTTTCAGTGTCTCCTAATTTCTTATAAATTATATCAACTTCTTCACCTACTATAAACCACAAACTATTTGGTAAATCTGCTAAATAAGAATGTAACCCAGAGTCTGTTTTAACAGTATCCGCAGTCACATCTAAAGTAGTTTCATTCACCAAAGTAGACAAATCCATGGTACGTTTTGATATCTCTTCAAAACCTACACCATCCTGTTTACCACGATACCTATTTTTTACAAAGCTTCTAATTGCCATGTTTAACCAAAAGTCTTTCTCCTCTGGTAAAAAAGATGGCATTTCAATGGCACTCGATTTATCAAGCTCCATATCAAAAGCTCTATGCATTTCAGTTATTGTCATTACATTGTATCTCCTTTACGTTTTGGTCTAAGTGGTCTAAATACATCCTCTTCGTCTACCTCTTCAACAATAGTTTTTTCTTTTAAATCATCATAAAACCCCTTTGAATCATCATGAAATTTTACATCTGATTCTACTGCAGGAGTAGCTATATAACCTTTAGAATCTATTGTCTGCATCACAGATATTAATATATCCTGATTTTTAGGATTCTCTAAAAACTCTATGGCTTCGCTCATAGTCCTACCTATAACTTCAGAGCCATACCTATAAATATTTTTAGCTCTTCTTATTATATTCATAGAGATTGCACGTTCAACTGTAACCTCTGTATCCCTACGAAGATTGTTTACCCATCTATTTATGAAAGCTTGAGGATTAGCTTCTACTATATCAAACAAATTACTTTCTGCTACCTCTGCTTCCATGCCATCTGCATTGTGACCAAATAATCTTAAACACTTCCTTATCTCTTCTGCGGATAAACGATCAAACTCTTTCATTGCTTCACGCCTAGTTTTGTTAATAAGATTATTCTTTTTAGCTTCTTCTTCCTTATTTATTAACAAAAAATGTGCACTAGCCTTACGTTCAAAAATTGACGTTTTAACCCTTTTGTGATTCTTCAAAAACAAATATCTTAGTTCATCATTAGGATCTTCTAAATTCAAATATACATCTGTTGAATATGTACGTACAAAGAAATTCTTCCAAAATGGTGAATTCCTTGTTAAATCATTGCCTAATATTCCACTAAGTCTTTTTTCATCATCTGGAGTAAGACCTGTATAAATCATACCAGACCTTGTGTAATATGGCCCAATATCTTCATAACAGTTTCTATATCTAATTTTGCCTGACCAATTATCCATTTTAATTGGTCGTAATATTGCTATCATAATTCCTCGTTTTAAACGGTTTAAAAAATTAGGTTAAGAGTGGATGGCTAACCAGTAGCCAACCACCCTACACTTAACCTAAAACTAATACTTATTATTCTGCATCGCAGTATAACATTCCACAAGAGGTAGGATCATCAAGCATGACACCCTGTTCTGACAGGAAGTTAACCTGATAACTATCTTTTGTGTTTGACCTTAAAGTGGTAATATTTTTAGCATGTCCCTGACCAGGAGCAACAGCACCTGCAGTATGCCACATTACCATCTCACGATCTTTACGAACAACCTTACGTATATTGGACTCACCATCTTTCATTCCAATGTTAAGGAATATCATCTTGTAAGACTCAAGTGGTTTACCAGTTATCGGATGAAGTTTCCTATTACGAATAGGATCATCTAACAATGATAAATGCTTAAGTGTAAGTTCAATACCATTAAGACCTTTGTATGTCGTGAATTGACCACCCAAAGTAAGTTCCTGACCTGAGCCAGTTACAAAATAGGAATGATCCATAAGGGTGTACCCTGATGCTTTATCTCTCAATACTCTATCAAACTCCCGCATAGCCATTTCACCGGCAAGAGCAATAAATTTGCGCTCACCAAATCCACGGATATTAAACGAAAGGTCTGAAAGATACGTATCAAGCAAGTCCAAAGTCAGAGTCGTATAAGACTTCATATTAGCAGGAGCTATCTGTTGAAGAAGTCCAGCGCCAATATATACAGGACGACCGTTAGTCCCAATAAGACTTACAGTACCATCCGCATTAGCATTATACTTAGAATACATTGTCATGTAATCTACTCTTTCATACCACTGACGAAGGGCAACCCACTCTTGATAAGGAGCCCAGTATTTAGTAGTTTTCTTAGTTCCTGGTTCACGCATCTCGATAACCATTACTGAAGAATAAGCATCCCCAGTGATGTCATAGGTAAGACGCATAGTCGTAAGGTGATTCCTAAGCATAAACGGTGTTTGATAATTCACGATATCTGCCTCATCACTACCTTCTTCGTATGCACTACCAACTCTAGATACCTGTTTACCAGCAGCTAATTCAGTTGGAGGAACAAAAGATGCAGCCTGGCCATCAGCCATAACTACTGTATAAACCCACTCATTACCATCCTGATACGGCTCAGATACTATACGAACCTGATATTCTTTATCATCAAATTCAATAATAGCACCAGGACCGAACCATTTGTCTGACAACCAAAGAGTAATAGGAGCACCATTCAAACCAGGAGCATCTGTAGCAGCGATGGTTGTGCCATCGATCTTAGCGTCCCTGATAGTAACAGCACGTTCTGATTCAATCATAACACGCCATTCGTACTGCCTATTCTCTATTGTCATAACGTTACCCATACCATTGGTAATATAATCGATAACGCTTCCTTGATTGAAACGACCCATTATATATGACAATACAGGTGATACTTCATGAGGTCTAGTAAGTAGTGTATTAGCCAGCATCCTCTCGTCTACCAGGTCTGAAAACCACTTGGTACGATAAAGTTGCAGTTTATTTAATACATTATTTTCCATAATAACCTACAATAAATTAATAATTATACTTTGTTTAATAAATGTTTACTTAAGGAGCCTAATAGATCAGAGTCTGAGCTTTCCTCTGGGGTTCCTGAATTTTTGGATCTCTTCCCTTTACTAGCTTTTATTTTCTGATGAAACTCTTTGTAGGCATCTGAAGATCCTCTCTTCTTAGCTTCGTCTATTAAAGAGTCCCCCTTTTTAGTAAAATAAGCCGATTCAATCAAGTTCTTAATATCAGACATATAATCTTGCTGATACTTAGTTAAACCATTTGGATCAGGCTTAAATATGTAATCCAACAGTTCATCTTTTTCCCTGTTAGATATCTTAACCCCCCGAACACTTTCGAGAGACCTTATATTCTTTTGTACGTTGTCATAGAACATTTGTTGCTTAATTCTATTGTCTTTGCTAAAATTCTCCTGTTCTTCTAATAGCTTTTGTTGCTGTTCTGATTTGTATTCTTTTAACAATTCTACAGCATCTTCAGCCTCTTCTTGCAACGTTTCAGACTTCTCGTACCTATCAATAGCCTTTGTTATCTTGTTATCGTCATAGCCTTTAGTCTTGAGTAACTCCTTGATAACAGTTCTTTGATTAGACTCCCTAGTTAAATCTAGACTATCATAGTCTATACCAGTAGGTCCACCATATACTTCCTTAAAGAATGTGTCCATAGAACCACCATTCTTTACATATTCATCAAGTCTCTTAACAACTTCACTGTGATACCTAGGTTTAGAGTTCTCCTCTACAACAACCTTCATATAGTCTACAACATCTTTTATAGACTCGAATTTATCTTCGTCATCTAATTCCCAACCTAATTCCTCAGCAAGTCTGTCTTTTAAAAATGAGGTAACTTCAGTCTCTAACTCTGTATCTACCTCCTCGTCCATATCTTCATCCTTGGAAGGTGTTTTAACCTTTGGTGTTTCCTCTTCTTCTTCCTCAGGCTCAACTGATTTCTTAGTTGGAACTTTAGTCTTAGGTTTTACCTCGACCTCTTCTTCCTCTTCATCGACATCTTTATCGATCGTTTCTTCATCCAGATCCTCTTCAACATCATCTTTAAGATCCTCTGGGTCAACGTATGGGATTTCACTATCTGCGTCATTTTTCTTAATGATATTACTATCACCTAACAAACTCTTAGATAGGGCTTCAAATCCACCAAATACGTCTGGGGCTTCTATTGTTTCTTTCTTAGCCATAATTATTTATTATTAGCGCTAGCAACCGGTCGGTTAGCTTGCTTCCTTTTTATTTCAATTTCTTGCTGTTTTTGGTCCTCAGCTTTTTTATTCTTCCTAACTGTTTCTTTTAACTGCTCATCTTTAATTCTAGCATCTTCTCTCTGCTTCTCTATTTTCAATTGCCAATCCATCATAGAATCAGCTACACCATCCTGATTGTTATCTTCACCAGCAGTAGCAGCTTGCTTAATCATTTCAACTTGAATCATTGTTTCAGACCTACGAATAGAGTCTTCTTCTCTAAGTCTAAGATCTTCCATCTTCAATTCATTTTCTATCTGTATAGCATCAGATTCCATCTTAGCTTGCTGAGATTGTAATTGTTGTCTACGTTCTTCTATCTCACCAAGTTTAAGTTTAATCTGAGATAAATTCTCTGAAGATAAAATCTCTGCAGCTTCCATAAGTGTAGCACCATTCTGCATAGCTGGTTGAAGTAATGTTTTAATTGCTTCAATATCCCTATCCTGTTTAGTGGTATCACCTACAAATACATCCATGTCTGCATATAAGAAATCATCCTCTACAGTCAAAAATATACGTTCAGAATCATTCAGTACGTAGTGTATAGACTTGTTAGGATGCTCTTTCCAAACATGTTTAGCCACATTAAGTAGCATAGTTATAGCATTACGCTTAGCCTGTTTGTGACACCAGAACAAAGGTTCAGTGATATGAGACGACTGTACAACAGCTCTCTCCACATTACCAACCAATTCTGTTCTAGATATCTGCCCTGCTCTTTGCTTACTAACTCCAGATATCTCACCAATCATATCTTCTATCTTAACCATAAGACCGATATAACCAGCCATGACATCTTGCATACTTAAATCTACAGCAGTGATTTGATTAAACGCAGAAGGTTTACCACCCTCACGACCAGGTATATCCCAACCTTCATCATATGGATTTATAAAGTTAATACCAGCAGCTGTTAAATAATGCATCCACTGTTCTACAGATATACCAAGACCTCTAGGTATTTGCGTTAAGTCCATAGTAAGAACTTTACCTTTATCTCTAGCCAAAGCTAACTCTAAACGATACCATATTATGATATACATGTATTGCAATGGTTTCATTAAACCAACTAAAGACTTAGGCTTAGAATTTATATTATTGTATACTACACCACAGTATGGAAGTTTCCTAGAGGATAGATTATCAATAGAAGTATGTTGATATTCAACAGGTTCTATACCTATAAATATATCATCCCCTATTTTATAACCTTCCCAAACCTCAGGTATCCAGTCCCATTCAAGAGTTTCACCTTCTGACTTTTTATACTCTTCACCAACTATAGTATTCTGAACTTCACCCTTTTCGTCTGTGAATGTAAGAAACCCAATCTTTTTGTACGATTTCCACACACCGTGATAAACGTCAACAAGATTTATATCTGTATTATCATACAAATATCTCTTACTAACTTTATCTCTAAATGCGATTACATCATCTACGTTACTAGTGCCCATGCTAGATTGCGCATGGCCTTCGCCAGCATAGTCTAACATTCTATCTAGGTCCTTCTCTTCCATTATATCAAAGAACCTATCGTATATAGAAGCTGGACTCATTTGCATATACCTAACAAACCAATCTCCATCCTCTATAAAATCTACGTCTGGATCCTTATCATAATCACAATTCAATGGATTAACCCTTTCTAACACAGGTTCACCGTTAATAGAAGACACATAATATATCTCTTCTGTTGAAATTAATCCGTCTCTCCACCCCTTTAAAAACTCATTATCCAAATTCAATTTTTGCCTTAAATAATTCAAAGCATGATATGCTGTTTCCTCAGCTATAGTTTTATAATTATACTTTAGATATTTTTCGATCTCTTTTGGAGTGACAGGTTCACCTTGTTCATCCTTAGTAATGCCTACAAATTGTGATATATACTGCATTAACATCTCCTTTTTCTTATCTTGGAGTTGTGTGACTACATCTGAATTAGTTTGTATAACCCTTAAGTCAAAAGGTCGTTTAGATTCTTCCCCTATCAAGAGATCAATCTTCGGCCGAATGATATTGAAGTCTTGAGTTTTTGCTGGGAAACCATCTTCTACTTTGAAAGGATTAGTTACATATTTCAAATCCTTTTCATCGTATTCACTATTATATAAACCATACCAGGTAGCCATTTCTGATTTCCTTTTTATACCCATCCCAACACCAGCTGATGACCTAGAGATAACTGCTCGGAGAGACTCCTCACGCCACTCCTTAGTCTTCTTAACTAGTGATGTTTTTTGTACAGGAAAATTTGACTTATCTACCATTCTTGTAAATTTAATTAATTAAATATCTCGATATAAACCATCTTTAAACAAATTTGTTCTTGAAAATTCTTTATTCTTTTTCACAACAACAGTGTATAACTCCCTCAAATAAATCATTACTTGAATCATTGCCATAACCCTGTCGAAGTTACCGTTATCATTATACGCTATTAATTCCTCTAATAACGCTTCTGAAAATATCTTTGTTAGATTCTTATGGCCGGGGGCGTACTCTTCATTTAGCCAATCCTTGAGTAAACCTATACCCCAAATCTTTAAAGGTTTAGTCATATGGCAACCCTTAAGACGTTTAACTGCCATTACCCCTACTATATCCCTAATAATATCAGGTTGATCAGCAAGTAAATACTCACATTTCTTATGTAAAAAGTAATCAAATATGCCTTTGTTTTGATTTTCATACATAATTTTTGCATGAAAATACAAGGCTAATAATCTAACTTTTTCATAGAAAGTTTCAGCTTTATCTGGCCTACCTGTATATTCTGCTACTGGTATATCATAATAAGATTCAAAATTTTGAAACCTTTTATACACAATAACAGACCCAAGAGAATCAGTAGTAGAAGAATCATAGTCATACGAGTCACAACCCATCACATATAAACCAAATGGTATATCATCTGGTGGATGTTCCCATATAACAATGGCACCTGATGGGTCGTCGTTAGACGATACTCTGTACTTTGTTAAATCTTTGTACTTAGTGTTGATTTCCCATTTGACGACCCCATCCTTATCGAAAAATAGATCCCCTACTTGTTTGAATTCCTTCAACTTTTTGGAGTTTCTGATTTCAGCTAGGTGCCTAATCAAATCTTTCTTAGGAAAGATATTACCAGAAATCTGCAATGTAGCCTCCATAGGATTGAAAGGTCTCTCTGCTATGTACCTATCAATCGAAGACTTATCACTAGAATTCTCTATTACTTTATCACGTTGCCTTATAGCCCAAATTTGAGTAATATGTACATTCGAATTACCGTTTTGGTCCATAAAAGGTATGCCTTGCTCATCATGACCCTTCATGTTAAAATACTCTGGAACAAAAAACCCACAGGGTCTGCCATCTAAAGCACCATCATCCCATATATTTTGTATAGGCAGAGCGTTATACGCCTCTGGTTCATAAAACAAATCTTTAAGACCAGTATAATCAGCCTCTTCTGTACCACCAGTACCATAGGCTATCATCAAACCGAAGGCTACGTTACCATCTTCTACAGATGGTCTAGCAACTTGCCAAGCTTCTTTCAATCCTGGAAACTTACCAGCCTCTTCCCATAGTATAAGTTTACCACGTTTACCTCTAGCCTTCTGAGGATCGTTCTTTAAACTCACACCAATTATCTCTGAACCCCAACCTTGCTCAGCTGATATGTTATAATCGTCCCCAGATTTCATAATAAAAGATGCACGTTTATGCATCACTGTATCTTTCTTCTGACGACGTTTACCCCAAGCAGTATTCATATCAATAAAGCTCATCATATCCCAAGCCTTATTTAGTATACCATCCTTAGTTAAAAATTCTGCTTCACATGCTACAGCATAGGATTTAGACTTAGGTATACAATAAAAATTCCTACATAACATAGAGGCACCTTTATAAGAAAAACCTGCCCCACGTTTTTTAATAGTAACTAAATGTTTACCCTTTTCCTCAGCCTCTTCTATAGCTTCAAAATATGCACGATCATAATCAAAGAAATTAGGGAACCCTTCTATACGTCTAACTATACGTCTAGTCTTACCATCTGGACCTGTCATGTCTCGCTCTTCAGTTTTTATAATCCTACTATAGTTCAGATAGAAATAGAAATACCCGGATATATATTCCCCATCTTCTGTGGTATACCCGAATATACAACGACGAAGCTCCTCATCCCAGTACTTCATGTATGCTGTAGTCCCGATGGGAGCGTTCGTATAATAACCGTATGTGTCGAAGTTTATTGCTGATTGTCTAAATTTTGCAGTATTGTCGCAAAACTTAACGTTGATTGTATACATTAATTTTAGTCTAGTCCGTAATCAAAATCTTCCCTGGGTACTTCATATAACCCAACATCACCACCTCCTCTAACAACATGAGATTCAGTCTGTTCCTTTTTAACCATCTCCTCTAGCATCCCTAAGGACTTCACTATGCCAGCAACCTCTTTAAGGTTAGATGATAACTCCCTAGATGAATACATAGGCTTGCCATCTTTACCAAGCAAAGAAAAATCTATAGTATCAAAATACTCTGCAAGTTTGTCTGCTGCACGTTTAGCTGATCTTAGTAACCTAGAGTTAGTAGTCTGTTTTAACTCCTGATATTTCTCAATACCTTTTAAAACTGCATCATCAATTTGCCAATCTTCGCCCATAAAATCCTTCTTTAGGACGATATCTCGCTCAATATCTTTATAAGCCCTGTAAGGATTATCGCTAGATTCGTCACACAAGAATATTATATAAGATATCTCTTTAGTGGCAGTCCCTTTAAGTTTGCCCTTATCACGATCCCACAGAAATTTAAATTCTGGTATGGTTAATGATTGAGGATTTATTACTACCTTGTTGTTTACGATATCGAACACTTTTATGATACACCTTCGCTTTCTTTTTTATATTTCCAAATAAATCCATAGTGGAACCAATGTATTTTTTATTATCGTATGTATTTATTATAATATAAACACCTGGCTTATTTCTTAAATATCTTTTGTACTTTGATGGATCGTCGAATACTTTCATATTTATACCTTTCCAATTCTTTATCTTTGTAATACTCTACTGCATAATCCCAACCTATTAACGTTAGTAATTGAAACTCTATGAGTATTATTGGCCAAATTGATTCTATTATATCCATTACTTGTTATATTCTTCCCAACCATTCCAGATCAGATTTATCTTATCATTATCTCCATCTTCCAAAGCTTGCTCTATAATAGATTTAGCTGAATCAGCGTCCTTTAGCATAAAACCTAACGTAGCTGCCATCATGATTGTTACCTCATCTATCTCATCTAATAATAACTTAGCCCTAGTTTGTGTCCTCATACCTTTATTTTTATAGTTGCCCTTTTGACTAAATGCCCCTAAATACATAACCCTCAACCCTTCTTCTTTATCAGGTGAGGTTACTAAATATTTTAAATAAGCAAACGGAGAGTCTACAATTGCTTTGCAAACTCGTGGGTCTAAAGAATTGGCCGTAGCCAAAGCCTTAATGTAATTATGCTGCCGTTGGTTTAACAAAGCCACCTACTTTTTTACTAGATAAATTATCAAGAATGTGAACAGTTTCAAGTCTACGGTCCCTAATAAATATAGGTATACTAAAAAGCCTTATTGTATAATACTTTTCAGTTACCTCATTATATATATTATGCTCTTTGTCTAACCAATCTATGGTACTATACGTGTTTACCTGAATATGTACCAACGAGTTTTTCACCTGCTTTATTGTCATTTTGCCTTAGTATTTTTAATATGAAGTTAACCTTAACCTCATACTTATTAGTTTCCTCATCGTACTCTACGACCGGTTTTATATTGCTATTGATAGACCACCTATTGTCGGAGTTCTTCACAATCAGGCCTTTGGCCTTTATTGTGTGAAGATACCGACTAAGGTTGGCTTCACTTATGCCTAGCTTAGCCTTGATGACTGACCTTACGTTCCTATTGTTGACATCGTCTGCATACCCAGGTTGTCCTGCATCTGCCATTAATAAATATGAGAAAACTTCAGCCTCCCGATTAGAAAGCTGAAGTACCCCATTTACTATATTAACGAAATCAAAATAGAACTGATCCCTATTCGTTTTCTTTATCAGATCCATTACCTTCTATTTCATAAAACACAGTAGTCTCTATACCACAGTTCTCACAATTAAGTACTAACTTAGTTTTGTCAGATACTGGGAAGAACAACCCATGCTTAATTTTATGAATAAAGTTTTCATGTTGGCATAACCCACAGCTAAACATCAGTATACCTTCATCAGGTTTATAGTCTACTGGTACCTGAGCCTCTTTAACTTCCTCGGGAACAGGTGAACCCGGTGCTAATGTAAACTCTTCCTTGTAAGAGGTTGATTTGTCACTTTGAAGAACTTCTTCCTTAGGTGCTTCTTCTTCAGGAACACTGCTTTCAACAGTCTCCGCCTCACTTGTGGTTTCTGTAACTTTGTCATTATTACCATCATCAAGTTTAAACCATGGTCTAAAATACTCAGGTTCATTGTCCTGTACTAAATACGGGTCTATTGCTATTGCATGACCTGAATAATAATATTCCCCATCACCTATTTCTTCTTCACCTTCTACATTAATATATTTGCCTGACCCTGAGTCAAACTTCAGTATTGTACCTTTATCTAACCCTAGGAAAGACTTAGTTACTTCGACTGGTATAAATAAATTCCCATGACTATTTTGCCGTATCATCTGCTTTATGTGTTTTAAGTGTTTTTTTAACAAACCACCCGAATGGTTTAAATAATTCCCTAACTATTGCTGTAAAATAAAAACGACGTAGTTGTTCACTAACAAACCAATAATTATATTCAACACCAACATGAGCCCTGTCAATATTAATGTCTACTTTATACTGTGTTGCCCCAGTAAACTTGTCTACTCGTTCTTTTACAACCTTGCCTTTAACTAACCCATGGTTAGTAAAGACATATACTTTTTTACCTATCTCTGCTTTCATATTTTTAATTAGTCTAATATACCTTTTAGTCTGCGTAAACGCCTGAGTGCACGTTTCAACTTAGGACTTAAGTTTTTACGTTTAAACTCACCGTCTACATTTACTCTTACTACTTTTATGCGCTTTGGTTTAATTCTACAAAGCCTTACTAATCTTATCTTCATCACTTGTTATTTTTTAATTCGTTTAATTAACAACACCCCTATGATAACAATAACTACTGCAGCTGCAGCGTATATTGCAAACCCTATAATTAGTTTATTGTTTATTAAGTCTGTGTCCATAGTCTTTAGACTTGGTTGCCCATATAAGTATTACGTACGAATTATAAAAAGGTTACAATTATAACTATAATAAATAGCAAAAGGCTACCCCATTGCCAGGATAGCCTCATTGCAAGCCCCACCTGATTAGGCAGGAGGAGCCCTTTCACCAATAACTATTATTTCTTCTTTGAAGGTTTCTTAGTTGATTTTTTACCACCACCACACTTTGCCATAGTCACCTCCCTTTTAATTGTTACACATTTATTTATATAGAGCCCTATTCTGTTGCCTTGCCGTCAAATTTAACATCACCTTTTTCGGCTGCCTGTTTCGTTACATTTATAACACCATCCTTATGATTAGGAGGACCATAAATTGTATACATTTTTAATTCTACTGCTGTATCAATATTTATTACATTGTGTTTTGCCCCAGCAGGTACGATTATAACATCACCATTTTTAACAGCGTGCTCAACCCCATCTATAATACATTTGCCAACCCCTTCTTCGAACCTAAAGAACTGGTCTACATTAGCATGAACTTCTTCACCAATGTCTTCACCAGGTTTTAAATTCATTAATACAAGTTGGAGATGTTTACCTGTATACAACACTTTCCTGAAATTCTCATTTGCTAAAGTGTCTTTTTCTATATTACTATTAAACCCTTGCATAATACTTTAATATTAGTACCCTGATGGACCACGCATGTTCGGATACCGTACTGGAAAATTAGATTCAAATTCGTTAAGTTCAACGTCAGGTTCTACTACAGGTTCCTCAGTAGGTTCAACTTCAGGTTTACCCTCATTTAACTCAGCTGTCCTAGCTGCCTTAGAAACTTTAAATCTTTCTATATCCCTAGCTTCTTCTTTAGCCCTAAGTTCAGCATCTTCTTTAGCATCTATATTACCTTCTTCAATAACTGCCTGAAGTTCTACTATTTCAGCTTTAAGTGCCTTGGCCTTATCGTCTAGTTTAACATCTGATAGAAGCCCTTCGAGTAATTTAACATACTCTACAAACTTAGTTATCAGGTTGTTCCTATTGTCATTGCCAACAGGACCTTTAAGTGTATTAACTTGTTTCATACTTTTAAATTTTTTCATTGTACAATTTTTAATTACATTTTTATTTCATTCACCATGGTTTTGGAGTTGGTTTTACTTGATTTATTAACTTTAAGATATAAGATGACCCCACCAGTAACTGCCATGTTTCTAGTAATTGCTGTTTTTCAGTTGATGAATAATTACTTGGTATCTAGCCCTAAACCTACTATTCTTCTTACTTCGCAGTTGTAGTCGTAATCATCACCTAACCTATTCGAGGTTTCCACATTATATATGCTTACTGCCCCGCCGGGTCACTAGCCGTAGTTATCAAGCTTACGTCCCCCTAGTGAGTAATCGGTTTTAGGTTCTCCATTAGTAATACGTATAAGTTACGTATTTGTTACACTAATTAGCAAAATTATTTTTGGTCACTAATAGCTTTTGTTGTATCAGGTACCCTTTCTATTGCTATAACTTCAAAATTCTTTAACACTGATACACCTTTGATAAGGTCAAAATCTGATAGGTTTGATACCTTATATATAATAGTATCACCAACTTTAAGCCTTGGTTCATTCTTTGCTATTTGAAGAACTATAGCACGTTGATAAGTATGATTAACATTATATATCTTCTGTTTCATCATCTCATGAGGTATTTCATCCTCCATGGGATTAAGTTTAGCAGCTTTAACTGCCTCTAAGTCTGGTTCCTTTGTGACTGATTCATAAGTCCTTAATTTAAGCGGGTGGACTAATACACGCCCGTCTAGTGGTTCAAGTGTTGAACACTTTACTATCAAATTATCTATTATTCTACTCATTTTATTTTGCTTTAGTTTTAATTTTCCTGTCAGTACATAGTTTGCAATCATTGCATAATACTATATGTACTGGTATTTGACATTCTTTTTTATTCATTTCTTTAAGTTCTTTAACAAACTCTTTATGTGCCTTTAAATAAGCCTTATGATATTGTTTCATAATAGCTTTATACTGTTTATTAGCTTGTTTTTTTGACATATTTATATATGTTTATACATATATTACGTAGATAATGATAAAAAGTTACAGTATACTATAAAAAACTGTGTATATAATGCCCCGCCAACATTGCCTCAATCAAACTGCCCCCTTAGCCTTCGGCCAGGGCGGGATCCCCAGCCAATTTGAATATAAATTATTAAATAAAACGACAAAAAAATGGCAACAAAAAAAATTAAAATCTCAGGTTGGTTCTCAGGATTGACCTTTGAGCAGGCAAGCACAATGAAATTAGCAACAATTGACAACAAAGGCTACAAGAATGTAGTTGCTGACTTTGATGACAGATACATAGGTCAGTCAAGAGACGGTAAGTGGATAATCATACCAAAGACAGCGAAAGAAATGACAGTAGAGACAGAGATAGTGCCAGTATAGTGGGTGCGGGTTCAATTCCCGCAAAATGAATCAAATCAATACATGTCTAATTATCATTCATAAATATAAACATAGCTTATTATGCAACCTAATACTAAAGTATTATGACAACAACAATCAACAACCTTCGACATGTCTCAGGAAGACAGTCAGTTTTATTCATGCTATTATTAGCAGGAGTAGTAACACTTGTGATGATATTAACATCATCATGCACTAATTGCTCAAGGTCAAGTCAATTAACTAAGATGAATCACACCGAAAAGGTTGTGATCATTGACAGTAAATATGTAATTGGTTCTGCAACATCAGGCAATAAATAGCATGGCTGAAGGGGATAATGAATATGATGCATTTAGGCATTTAGATGAAATAGTTAATACCATGTTAAAATGAAGACATTAGCTGAATTAAGGAAAGAATTAAGGGATGTAGAAGCTGAACTTAATAACCAGGAAAAACCAAGGCACCTGTCACAAGATGACATTGAAGATGTATCTGATAACTATCAGGAAAACCTTGAATATGGTTGGTGGCTTGATGAACAAGAAGCAATGATTAAACAGCTTAAAAAGGATATTAAAATAGCAGAAGCTGTTGCAATAAATACACCAAAGCCTAAATATCAGAAGTTTATGATATCAAGTAAGGCAAAGCAACCATACACTGAACAGGAAATGCGTAACATTGAAAGGTACAAAGCATTGCCTGCAGGACCAATACATTCATCACATCAAACATGCTATCCTGCAAATTATGATGGTGAATTAGATGATATACAACTATCAGCACAGGATTGGTCAGATTTGGCAGATGAACATGATAAACTCAGAAGCCATGGAAAACAAAGATAATGAAGTATTCTTCCTCGATAACACTGAATATGTATTCAGTGGTAAGTTTGAAATGCTGTATGAAACTGAGCATAAAAAACTTATCGTAACTGAATCATTTTCAATATATAACATCATCGATCTGGTGATGCCAATGTTTTTAAACTAATAGCCATGGTATACGAAGCATTTGTACAAGTTTTCTTGTGGGTAACAATGATAGTAGCATTTATTGCAATAGCAAAGAATTTATTATCATCAAAAGCTGACAAAGATACACCACATAAAAACAAAGACCCTGATATTAGTACTGAAGAAAGAGCCAGAATCAACAAAGAATGTGATAATCTCCCATTTTAATGGGTTGTCCATTTTAAACTAATAACCACAATATAAAAAATTCGCTAAATCATTAATCATTATTAAAAATTAAATTATTATGGCAACAAAACCAAAATTATCGAAAGTCATGCTGAGTACAGCAGAAGTTATTTCTATTTTAAGGGACTTAAACCCATTAAAGATTGGTAAAGATGCTAATCCGCTGATTCCATTGGAGGCACAGTTTACATTTACTGGGCGTAAAGCCCAGGGTGCAAATGGTACCGAAAGAGTATATTGGGCTGAATTTGCAACACAGACAGAGGCCGATAAAAAGGCCAACCCAAATATGAAACCCAGCCGATATATACGCATAACAAAAACTGTGCATGCTCCGCAAATAACATCACCAACTCAGGTATTGAAAAAAGGCTTTAAACGGCCAATAGTTGAAACAATGTTCGAAGGTGAGAATACCGAAATATTTGGTGAACTCATGAGATTACTGAACTACAAAGATCCAGAAACAAAACTGAATCCATTTATCGTAGATATAGAGCCTGACGGTGCAGGTAATCCACGGAAGAAATTAACAAACCCAATTTCAGGGGCATTTGTAACGTTAATGGTCCCTGACCATTATACGTTAAAACGTAATGAAAATGGTACCAAAGAGTTCTCAGAATTCAGCAGAAAGGATTTATTAACAGGTGTATATGAACCAGCTGAATACACTACCATCAATACAATGAAAATGTTTGTATTGGAAGAAGACTTTGGCGACTTCGAAGCCATGGCAATAAGGAAATTCAAAAGAGAGGTCATGCGTTTACTGGTAAATGAAGAATTAGTAGCTACTATGATACACAATGTCAAAGTAAGCGAAGAGAAACGTGCCAGCAGTGCATTCGAAGAAGACAAAATCGAAGGTGGTGAAGTAAAACCATTGGCAACAAAGAAAGAAGAACCTGTCAACGAAGATACTGATCCCTCAACAGGGAAACCATGGGGAGAGGGATAACCTCAACCCCAGCCTTAGCCTATCCAACTAAGGTAGCATTGTGAGCTTGTACTGCAGTTTGTCGTGATCTGCAGTACACTCACACTGCTTTTTGTTTTTGATTCAACCCATGCGTACGTAAATCAACTAATTTAATCATATGAAATTCTTAGGCAGAGTAATATTCATAGGTGTAATGTCAGTTATTGCACTTGAAATATCAGGTTATGAATTTGATCAATGGCAAGGTCAAATCATAGTAGTGATAGTTTGTTTCATACTGAGTTTAATGTTTGCTATTAGACTAAAATGATACATTCAATTAATCTTAGTACGTTATTAGCAATATTATACATTGCTGGTATGATAATATCAATGGTACATTATATTGATAAATACAGGGCATTTGAATGGCGATATCTCATCTTAAGCCTACTATGGTTTATAATACTACCAATTTATATATTCACAATCATAAAAGAAGAATATGAAGACTTTAAACAACACAAAGGTATTAGCAAGAAAGACTTCTTCAAAGGATACAAAGGGGGAGAAGTACACCCCGAACTCAAGAATAACATTAGACAATTCAGAGAGAACAGAGTTAAGAAACCTGTTAAGAAACCTCGCAAACGTCGATAATATTCTATTATGGAATGACATGCGTAGACGCTGCAAAAAACAATATAGTCAGAAATTAATTAGTATTGTGGATGGCAGTGGTTACATTAATTGTGTGCTTTAATATTAATCAATAATAATAATCAAATGAATAATCTTGAAAAAAAACAACCAACAGATTTCAGGGAGTTAACTAATCAGCATTGCGAAGATTGTGGTAAACCCTTGAAAAAATCTTTGATAGAACAAAATCCAAATGCAAAACGTTGCTGGGGATGCCATAAATTACATAGCAATACACAAAACATTAACCGGGATAAGTTTGCAGCTAAAAAGGCTAAACGTATGGGTCTTATAAGTATGATACTGTTATTCATGTTTCAGCTTATATCTGCCCAATCAATGGAGTTATTAGGTACCAATTTGCAAACACGTAATCAAAATGACAATGGTTCATGGGGCCCGTGGATAGATCAGGGTAAATGTAATGTACCCATATTGATTAGTCCTACATTTAATACAATACGTATTGTTAATGCTTTAGATCAAACATTCAGCATTAATGATAATGGACCAAATCAGAAGTGGTATGAAAGTGAAGACTACGAGGGTAGGCACATGGTAATAGTGGTGCAAAAGGATAGCGACAGTACATATACTGTAAGGGTACAGTATCAAAATATTAGGGATAAAAAGACTAAACAATTACTGGTTTGTGGCTACTGCTACAGATATCCACGTTGTAAAATAATACAGGTATGGCAAAAATAATTAGGACTAGCAAAGAATGTGCGTATAAATGTCGTACAACGTGTTTATATTGGGCTCATAATGTGTTAGGTGAAAGGATATCTATAATCCCATGTAAACCACAAGGAGAAGAGAATTTCCCTAAAAATTGTCCATTAGAAGATTATCATACAGTTCATCCAGTACATAATTTACTTCAAATAAAGAAACCATGCAAATAAAAACATTAATACTATTATGTGATCAGGATGATTGTAAATGGAATAAACCTATTATATTGAATAGTGTAATGCATAGATATTGTATCCATTCTTGTCCCAGTATCACAAAACAAAGGATTGATTGCTTAAGTTATGATAAAGAATTACCTAAGCCAAAAGCTTTGGTAGGATAAAAAGCACTGTACGGCAGCGCTATATCAAATTAATCCGTACAAGGCGCATTCGTCTAGTGGTTAGGACGTCAGGTTTTCATCCTGGATATCATGAGTTCGAATCTCATATGCGCTACAATAATATGTGCCGAAAAGGTTTTGCTACAATAAAGCATAGTGTACACATTGCTATTATGTATTTGTATACTCTATAGTATCTAATATGGAGTATGTAGTAACTCCCTGATTATACTGGTTATAGAATCGTCATTATCGTTGTATATCCTACAACGAATTTCATTTTGACAATATCATAATAATATAATATAGGTACATTTACACTAATATTCATTAATATTATATACAATGAGTAAAATCAACGAAGGTGATTTAGTTATAAATCCCAAAGGATTAAGACCTGAAGTGATATATGAATGCATATTACAGCAGGAAAATGGACTAATGCTATGCCAGGATATTGTGACTGGTGACAGGTTTTCATTTAATGCATCTTCATTAGAACATGCTACTGAAGATCAAATAGCAAACTACACAAGGATAGACCCTCGTGAATACAATGCAGAGGGGTAATAAACTACAGGCAATTAACCATGCGGTTACCATGCAGTGACTACGTTCTTATACTTATCAATTCTGTTAACTTTATCATTTCGATAATGTTATCTTAGATTTCTTGATTTAAGGGTTAATATTACGAGGTTAATTGCTTGTTTTTTAATTTAATAATAAACATCATGAATATAAGAATCAATTGTGATCAAATGAGGTGTGTATCTTGGAGATGTGATATGTGTAAACATCCACGACCAGATATAAGTAATCAAATACCACCTTTATGTTACAGTTTAACTGTTGAATTGGAACCTGAACCCATACCTGAATTACCACCAGTAGACAGACCAGAATTCTGTGTGTATCATGGTTGGGATAAAATAAATGGTTATCATAAATGTTATAACAAGGATATACGATTAACAAATGATAAACCACTATGTATAGGGATAAAATGTGGTCAATACATAAAAGTTGATGAGGATATGACTATTAAAGATGTAAAACTATAATTATGGCAAAAATAGGTAATAATACAGTAGAATGTTGGAATTGTGGCAGATGCTACACTAAAGACAATTTTGAGGTATGTCCTGAATGTGGTGAATATTCTGAAAACATACTTCCATTTAATGATAGTGATATTGAAGAGGATGATTTTAATGATGATTATGAAATTCCATTTGATCCATGACACCATTAGTAATAAACTATAATTTTATACAGCATATACTGAATGAAAATGCAGAATCATATGGAGAAATATTAGAGAAATACTATGACGATATACTTCGTCATATTACTAAGATTGTCCATAATAATGAAGATGCCCAGGATTTAACAAATGAAACATTCTGTAGGGTATATTTAAATCTTAGTTCATTTAAGCCTAATTACAAATTCAGTTCATGGCTTTATAGGATAGCAACTAACATAGCAATTGATTTCTTACGAAAAGAGAAATTAAGGGCTAATATCAAAGTTGCATCTGATGAAGTAGCACGTACTGATATCGTTGATGAATCATCTGAAGATATTGAAATAGGTAAAGGACAGTATCGTTCAGCATTAAGAGAGGCTATAAGTCAATTAAGGG